AAATATTTTTCCGCTCTTTTTTCTCTTGACGTTTTCTTTATTTCTTTCTCTGCCTTTCTAAAGTCTTTATACACTTCTCTTGTGTATGCTTTGTTGACATCTTTAAAGAAAGGGATTAAGTTAAAATGACCTAAACCTTGCATTATTAGAAGTATTTCTTCTTGAGATCTTCTTGCTTTTGTTTCTTCTTTTTTAGCCTCCTCTTCTCTTGTTAGCATGGTGTATCCTTTAGCTGCTGTTTTTGCTATAGGAGAGTAAGGACCTAAAAAGTTTACAAAAAATTTGAAAGGATCTTTTCCTTTATATTTTTCCTGTCCTGTAGGTTTAGTGAATGCAGAGAACCCTATAGCATCTTTGTATGGATCGTACTCTCCTTCTTGCAGAGCAGTAAGATATTTTTCATTAAAGTATTCAGTTCCAATGTAAGGATTATTAATTATACTTCTCATAAACTGTCCGTAAGATGCTCCAAAAGCTAAGGTATTAAAAGTAGAAACCAATCCTTGACCTATTGACAGGGTTAAGTCTTTTTCTTCTTCTTCGTCTTCCATGTCAACTCCGAACATACTTCTTATAAAGTCTGCAAAGACATTCCCTACTAATCCAATCAAAGAAGTGTATAAAACCATACGTGAGGTGGTAGCGGCTAATAGTTGCCCTGCTTTTATTCTTGATATTTCTCCTCCTTCATACAGCACTCTAATAGATTGTCTTGTCGTTTCATATTCGTTCAATAAAAAACTTAACATAAACCTGTTGTAGTCTTTATACATTTTTTTTATTGCTCCATCATCTGCTCTTTTTGTTCCACTAATAACTTTCATAAAAGGATTGTCAGTGTATCCTGAAAATATACTATCTCTATCAGCTACTTCAGTTGCCTTATCGAGTGCCTCTTGGTTTTTATTTAAGTATGCCTCATCCTTTGCAAGAACTTTATCCATGTCTATTTCCTTGCCTGTTATTTTTTTAAACTCTCTGCTAAAAGTTCCCAACCACAAAGGTCGCATTACCGCTTTATCCGGAGTGGTAATCATGGTGTCAGCTATGAACTCTATACCCGAAGGATATTTTCTAAGATGAGATCCAATTTGAGATGCTCTATTAATTACCTCTCCTTTCAGTTTTGTGTTTTTGATTCCTGTTTTTGATTCAATAATACTTGTGTCTACCATCCTTCCTTTTAAAGCATCCGAATATAATCTTGTTTGTTGTTTTGATTCTAAAATTCTAAGAAGCTCCGCCTGCTCTTGTCCGCTTAATTTACTCATCACACTAAACCCTTTAGCAAAACCTAATGGGTTTATAATACCTGCATTAAGAAGGTTGGTTGAAAATTCTAACATCATTCTTGCAGGACTCGCAAGCATTGTTCGATAACCTGTCTTAGCTATATACTTAATAACATTATCTCCTACTGAGCTACTATTAAATCCTCTTCCTATTACATCCTCTACTACTTGATCGTATGCTGCCTTAACCCCTCTAAACATCTCCCTTGTTTGTTTGTTATCCTCTTCTAAAATATCTTCTGTCTTTCTAAGAGTTCTGTTTGTTTCTCTCACTACAGGTGTCATGTGGTAGTCAAGCAAGGTCATTCTTGCTCCTCTTCTTGTTGCTCCAAAGGGATCAAAATTTATAGCCTTAGAACCTTTTGTTCTTTCCTCTAAGTTTTTAGCTTTTGTAGATGGCTTAGTACCCTTCATGTAAGAATTAAAGTCAGAGTTTTTATCTTCAAATTGTTGCTTTGTATTATCTTGTTTAACCCACATATGAATGTAGTCTACAATAGGACTCATTATCTTTCCTCTTACTACACCTGAAGTAAACTCTGCTATATCAGTTAGCTCTTTATTTACTTCATCAATAACTTTAATGCCGTTTAGTTCTGCCTTGTTAAAAGATTTATATATCTTATCAAGAGATATTTCTTTAGTAGGTTTCCCATCTGCATCGAGCTCTCCCTCTATAGAATATTTATCTATTATGTTTTGAAGCATATCAGCCTCACCATCATTACCCTGTTTCCTTTCATATTTAATAGTATCATTTAAATAATCTATTGCAGGGTTAACCTCTCCCACTCGCTCAGGATTAGACTCAAACTCTCTTTGAATTAAGTATGTCATAATACGTGCCTTTGCCTCATGTATCTTGTTGTTGGATTTTTCTACAAGAGATAATCTTCCTACTGAAAAAACTGATGATATTTTATTTAACGCTTCGTCTATACGCTTGTTTACTTTGTTGTTGTCTGAATCAAAATTTGTAAACGCTTTAGCTGTTGAGTCGAATATATTTTTAAATATCTCTCTTCCTTTTAGCCCTATCACTGAGTCTATGTAACTAAGTGAACGCACTGACACTGCTTGGTATATTTTATTCTTTCTTCTTCCTTCAGGACTTAGCTGAGTATTAAGTAAGGCTCTTAATTTTTTAGCTTGTTGAAGAGGACTAAATACTTTAGCTGCTCGGATAGCTGATGAAACTATTTTAGATCTATTATTACTATTGATCTTCTCTACCATTATTTGTGATAGGTGCGGAAGCCATCCGTTATTTATATTGTCAATGATCTTTATTAATTTTTTTAAATCATTGTTGCTCAGGTCTTTTACTCCGTCTGTTTTTATAAGTTTATTTAATTTATTAGCAACCTTTCTCTCATCTCTAGTTGTTAGCTTGTCTGATTTTATACTCAGCTCTCCAATCTCTTCAAGAAATAATTCTTTTTCTATTGCTGCTTCTTCTTCTTCTTTTTGTTTTTCTTCTTTAGTTTTTGGTTCAGGCGGAGGAAGTATTTCTTTTTTAAACTTCTTCATTAGTGCAGCATCTTCGGTAGATAAATTAAGTTCAGCATCATCCACCATCTTATCTATGGTTTTAGAATAGCTAATACTTCCATCAGCATTCTTTACTTTTTTATCATAGTCTTTATACATCTCAGCATATATATCTATTTGAGATGTTCTGAAGTCAAGATCTTTTAATATAGAATCAACTTGTCTTTCTACTTGTGATACTTCATCCACTGTTAAAACGCTAGTTCTTTCCCCTATGGATTCGACTAGAGCTTTATATTTATTTAAAGCTGAGTCAGGAATAAGAGTGGAGTCTGCCGCAAACAATCTTTGCATTTGTCTCGTTATTACTTTTGGCACTCCCAACTTGCCGGACATAATATTTTTTAATGCTGTCTTTCTCTTTTTGTTAAGAGCTACATTTTCTTTTTTCCTTTCAAGGGTAGTGTATTGCTCATCAATGTACTGAACGATCTCATCAATCATCTCATTGTTAAGCGTTCCTTCTTTAGTAAATAACTTTGCTTTATTAATACGTGAGGTTATCTTAGTTAATGTCGCAGGTGAAAGCTCTACCTTTCTTCCCTTACCTATTTGTGCTATCTCACGTTGTAACTCTTTACGTATTTTATTTACTGCTGCCCCTACACTTCTTGTTTCTTTTGCAATGGCTCTCAGCTTTTCTTTGAGCAATGTCATTTCATTTGCCGTTACCTTTTTAGGCTTTGGCTTACCTAATATTTTAGCTGCTGAAGGTGGTCTTTTTACAGTTGCTTTCTTTTCTTTCTTTACACCTAACAGGCTATCAATATCTTTTTGTTCTAATCCAAATCTCTTTAACACTTGAGCAATTTGTGCGTCTTTTTTTCCTAATGCTCTTGCCTCTTTTACAAATTTTTCTCCGTTTTTTATAGCTCTTGCTCTTGCCTCCTTTTTATTTATAGTAGGATCAAACTTTATACTTACTTCCTTACCTGAAAATAAGTCAGCTATACCCACATCAATAAACTCATCTAAGCTCAGGTCTTTTATTTTGTTTACGTCAAGATCTTTTGATCGTGTTAGCTTTGCTTTAACAAACTTAAACAATGACTTTAGCCATGACATGAACTTTGATTTCTTAGCTGCCTTTACATATGACTCTCCTTTGTTTGCCATTGCTTCAACCAAAGCCTCCTCTAATACCAAGTCCTTATTGGTTAGGTTGCCATCACTATCATACTCACCATATTCTTTTAATGCTTGCTTGTAGTAAGGATTGGTAGGATCATCCATTAGCTTCATCCCTCTGTTAAGAAGTACCGTTCCTTTTTTGCCTGACTCTTCAGATCTAAGGTAGTCTATCCATACGTGACCAAACTCATGTATGGCAGTAGCCATTGATTGATTGTTTGGATTAAGTATTATCTTGCCATCTTTAGTTATACCAAGTATGGTGGTGTCTCCCGACTGATGTCTTCTTACACCTTCCTCTTTCAATGCTTCGTTAAACGCTTCTTGAGTTTGAGATACAGTAACTGATGGAAATGATTTTTGCAATATCTTAATCACATTATCTATCTCTTCTTGTACTCCTACTTCAGAATCTAATACTGTAAATTCCACAGGTAGTAATCCTATCTTTTGTTCTGCAAAAGACATCATCTCATATACCTGATCAACTAACTTTAAAGCCTCCTCAAGTTTACCTTCTTTCCTTAGTTGCCTTGCTTTATCACGTAATTTAAAAGCCTCTTCATTAACACCTGAGAAGTTTACCCATGAGTTCTGACCTCTAGTCTCAGTAGTCATCGCCCTTCTTGCAAGCGGAGAATACATTTGTGAGTGAACTCTCCAAGCTATCTCTTCTCCCTTTGGACCAAAGCTATTACCTTCTTTAGCATGACCAAAGAAGTCATGAACAAATCTAAACACATCGTTAACTAAAAGTGTTTTTCCGTTAACATCCTTTAGTCCACTGTCTTGTAAAAGAGGGTTTCTTTTTCTTTGTTCATCTGTAATTTGTACGTCACCAAAACCTGCCTCTGTTGCAAAGATTTTTAACCTTTTATTTTTTCTTACATCCTCAATCATTTCTTGAGAATTATTGTAAGCATCTTCATTGTCAATCTCTACAACGTAGCCATCTTTCAATATCTCTTGATACTGCTCAAGAGTTTCATCAATCAAGGCTTGATATGCTGCTTTTACTTCAGGGTTATTAGGATCATTAGCCATTGCCTCATAGGCTTTGGCTATCCTTGTTGCACGCTCTTTGTTAAACTCTGTGCTTGTCTCATCTCCTCTAAAAGAGAAGCCTTTTCTTTTTGCAAATCTATTAGCAATTTTTGTCGCATCCTGTAAGGGCTCATTGATGAGCCTACTTCCTGCTGCTGTTTTTTCTTTTTCATTTATTTTTGTTTTTGTTTTCTTTCTTAGCTTAGTTCCTTTCTTAGTGGCAGAGATCTCTTGCTTTGTTTCTCTTATGCTCTCATTAACATTACCTAATATCTCTTGTTGATATTTTTTCTTGCCTTTTAGAAGAACATCAATAATAACTTGTCTTATGCTATCATCATCTAAAGTGTAGCCTATAGCATCTCTTAATACCCCATCCGTACCAAGTAATTCTGCAGCACCCTCTACAGTCATTCCTTTTTTACTTGTAAGACCTATAGACACATCTTGCTTTGTTCCCACCTTACCTCCTGTCTCTGCACGTGCCGACTCAGGTAAAATCTTTGGCATTAACTCAGCTATCTGATACTCAGGGCTTTGCTCAAGAATTTCTTTTTGTTCTATTAAATTTTCTAGCTCTTGTTGTAGTATTGCAATCTTTTGCTTCTTAGGTATCTGAATCTCTAAAGTATTTTCAGCAAGCTCCATTAACTCCTGTAGGTCCATCTGCTCTTCAATAGCAGCTTGCTCAACTGCCGCTTGTCCCTCCACCTCTTCTGCTGTTATCTCATCTGCTTCCTGTGTAGTAGGGGTTTCTTCAGTCACTACTTCTTCAGTAGTAGGTACTTCCTCTACTGCCTCTTCTACTACCTCTTCAGTAACAGGAGTCGTTACTGTTTCTGTTTGTTGTTGTGTTTCAATTTTTGTATCAAACACATTTTTATTTCTATCAACTATTTGCTGAACTGTTTGAGATATACCATTAACATTTAAAGATCCTAATATATTTTGAGAGCTAGATGATTCTTTGATTTTGTTATTCATCCCCTCTAACCTAGACCTTACGTCATCAAGAGTAACATTAGAGTCAGCAGGGAAAGCTAATGAAATATTGTAATGTGCTGACCTACCTTGCTTATCATTAGTATATTGCTGTAATGTAAATACTTTTTCACCATCAACTATAGTTTCAAACAATTCAGAACCTCTTCTTACTTTTGGAGTATCTCCTAAAGGACTCCCTTTAGGTCCTCTTCTTTTTGAATATGATTCACCCACAAATGTTTGAAAGCCTTGATTGCCAACACCCTCAATAGTAAGCACTCCTTCAGGAGTCGTTACTGTTTCTACTTCTTCTTGTATTACCCCCTCGACTGCATCTGTTTCCTGATCTTGGAGTTCCTCTCCGGTAAGTTCTTGAGACTCTGTTGTGGATTCTCCTGTCTCCACTGTTTGTGCATCCGAGGTTTGTTGATTCGCATCCACTTTTCCTGTGCTTTGCTTTTGAATGGCATCCTGTTCTGATATTTCTTTTAACCTATTGTCGATTGCCTGTATCTCATTGTCAATAGGTACAACAAGATTAGGGTTCTTATCTCTTTTACTTTCTTCTAAAGCCTGTCTTCTCATTATCAAATCAACAGATTCTTTCTGAGCTTCACGTGACATATCTTTAGGTATTTGCTCATAAGCCTGCGTAGTGTTTTTGTAAGTTTCAAAAACTCTTTTAGCTTCTGCAGCACTCATTCTTTTATTACGAATCTCTACCTCTAAATGTTCTTTGAATAAACCTAAAAATGTAGGCTTGTTATTTAGGTTGGTAAACAAATTCCATGTCGCATTGTCAGCAGCTTTCAAATCATTTTTACTTGCCAATACAGAAACAGTTTTAGGCATACCTAAAATCTGTGCACCTACTGCCTCTTGAGCTCCACTATTTAATAATTGTAAAGTGTATTCAGCTAATGATTCAGGAGTCTCAAACATTTCAGATCCTTTAACAGCATTGTAAATTTGTTTAACTGTAACGTCTGCAAACTCTTGAGCAAGTCCTGTTTCAAACTCAGCCGCTCCCATAGCACCCATAGTAAGAAGACCTTTAGCTGTTAAACTTTTTACTTCATTTTTAATTATCTCTTCAAATGTTTTGGCTGTTACCTGCTTACCTCCTGTCCTACCCAACGCCCTCATTAGAATACCATTGGTAAAACCTTTCAACTTACTCATGTTACGAAACCCAATATTTTCTAGAGTAGCAGTAGTTAGAGCAATAGGAACTGACACTGCAAGTTTCTCTGTCTCACTTACGTTTTCAAACTCAGCAGTATTCATTTGCTGACTGATAGCATCTTGAGATTGAAATATCAATGCCCAACTTTCTTTTGGGTTCAACGCTCTCTTTGCTATTGTACTTGCTTTAGTTCCTGCTGATACAGGATTTAAGAATAAAGATAAAATGGCAGGAACAGATTTAATAGTTCCGGCATACACTTGACCAAGCCATGAGTTTTGAAAGTCTTCATCATATTGTCTTGTTGATGTTTCTCCTAACGCTGTTCTAAAACCATCTCTTATATTATCTAATACACCTCCGCTTCTGTCTTTAAGTAATTGATTGGTATATTTAGAATAAGGATTGCTTTGACCTTTCTTTCCATATAACTGTGTCTTGATTGCTTTATCTCTAAGGTCACGATCTATTTCATTTTTAATATTTGGAGGAAGTTCATCAATAGATTTGTATCCTTTTTCTTTTGCTGCTTCTAAAAGATAGTAGTCATAGTTATCTATAAGTGCTGAACTAGGAATGATATTAAAATCATTCATTTCAATATCCTCTCCTATTACATATCCTACTCCTTGTAATGCTTTGCCTGAAAGAAAAGTTAATCCATCATCTATTATTTCAGGCAGCATTCTTCCTATCTCCACTGCTCCTGCTACTATCTCTCCCACTCCCTCCATAAACATAGAGCTTGTAGTTCCAAAGAAACCTCCTCTATCTGCAAGAACATTATAATATTCTGCTGTGAGCTTATCTATCTCCTGTCCTCTTCCTGCAAAATCATTATTTTTTTCTTCTAACAACTTTGCTTCTGCAGTTAATTCTTCTTGCTCTTTAATAATTTCTTGTTGCAATAAAATATTCTCTTCAGTAGCTCCTTCTCTTTGTGCCTTTTTGTTAAACTCTTTTACTTTTTCTTCAAAAGATATTCTTTTATTTATAAAATCTTGAGTTTCTTTTTGAAATTGATTTGTTTTATACTGAAACATTTTCATCTCACGTTGCAGTTCTTTCTCGTCCCTATACTTTTTGGTTTTTCTTATAGGGCCTTTATCCATAGAATATGCAAGTTCACTAGACCTTTTATTATCGTATAAAAACTTTTTAAGTTTTTCAGATTCTTTTTTATTATTAGCATCTGTAAAATTATCTAAATCAATATAGAGCTTTTCACCTGTAGCAGTATATACATTCATCCCATCGCCCAAGTAATCTGCCTCTTCAAATTTAAAACCATAATCACCAAAAGTATAATTTAATTGATTGACTACAGTTTCTTCTATCCCTCCTGATAATGCTCCTTCACCTGCTATCAGTCTTGGATTAACTATTTTTTCTACACTTTCACTAAACCAATTCACATCATCTTGGGGTCCAAGTATGGGATCAACAGGTTTATTCTGATTATATAATAATTCTCTTGTTTTTTTATTAAAAGATAATTGATTTTTAGTATTAGCAATAGACTGCTCTTGAAAAGGATTAGATGGTTGTTTAAGTTGATCATCTAGTTTTGTTTGAAGTCTATTTATTTCATCCGATAAATTATTGTATGTACGTTTAGTTTCCTCATCCATATTGGAATAGGTTACTCGTTCTTCTTCAGTTTTAAGAGAATTAAAATCTATTTTTTTACTTGCCTGCTCTACTGTTATGGGGTCACTTTTACCCATATACATCTCTTTAAATTCCTCAACTGTAGTAGCTTTTGGTGATACCAATGAACCATCCTCTGATACTGATTCCGTATCTTCTTTTTTTTTAATATTTAATATTTCAGAAGCAACTCCTTTTACTCCTTTAGTTATAGGGGTTTTAGGTTGAACTTCTACTTTCTCCTGTATCTTAGTTCCAACACCCATTAAAGTTTTAAAGTCATCTATACCCCCGTTATAACCTGTAGATGTAAAGTGTAAATAGGTATCATTGAGTGCGTTTTCATTACCATTAATCAGGGCAACATAATCATCATAAGTACCCTTGTATCCTGTACTAACAAAATAGTTATACCCATCTCTTATTGCTTCTTCGTTCATTGTTTTTACGGATTATATTTAGACCCTATTCCTGTTCCTGTTCCTGAAGGAAGGGTTATTGTACCTGTAGTCACACCCTCTACGTATTGATCTGCTTTTTCTAATGCCTCCCTATTTATCCTTAAAACTCCATCGTTATCTTCAGTTATTAGTTTAGTACCGGGTGGCAAAAACCCTGTGTTTGCTAAATATCTTACCACTGCAGGGCGATAAAATTTATCACCTTTTACAGATAGGTTTCCTTGATTATCAAACTCTCCACCTAAAAGAGCTTTTACTTCATCCCTTTCTTCTATAGGAAACATTTGTTCCAATATAGCATCACTTGCAATCTCAGTACTAGACCTTTCTTCGCCTCCTTTTATTTTATCTTCATATGCTATAAGTTTTGTAAACAACTCCCTATCACTACTCAAAGGAACAAAGGATACATTTTTTCCTGTATTGGGAGGGAGGGGTTTTGGATCTTTTCCTTTCACCCGTATAACTTTAAAGCTGCTATTTTCAAGACCTTTAACCCTTTTCGCTAAATACTCTCTTGCAAGAGCCATGGCGTTCTCAGGTATCTGAAATGTAGGAACTCCTGTTGGCGTTTCCGTTACAATTAAAATATTGTTTCCATCCTCAGTGTATTCACCTTTATCCATTACCAACTTAAAACCACCTTCAGGTCTATACCCATCTGAACCATTTAACACATCCATAATAAGTGCGGCTGTGGTAGGAGCATTAGCCGGTCCTTCTAATTTTTCTGTAAGTAATAGCTCTAAATTTTCTCCATACACCTTCCCTTGTGACTGTGTATATTTACCTCCTTTTAGTATTGTACCAAGCTGTTGGTCTATTGTAGATGCTACCTGCTCAACATTGAAACCATTAAAGTTTACCCTACCAAAAACATTTAGCTGTGCTAAAGGAACAGTGGTTTTTTTGTTGTTGTCAGCAGCATTTTTATAACTAGCATTCCATTGTCCATTGTCTGTGAACGATACCTCTAGGTTTTCTGTATTTTGCAATGACTCAAGCTGACCTACAAAATATTCTGTAATAGCTTTAGATCCTCCTGCAGCTATTGATTTTTCAGCGTTTTCTTTTACAGCACCATAATCTTTAATTAAACCAAAATATGTCTTAAAGCCATCATTTACATTTTGCCTTGCAACCAACCAATCCCTTTCACTAATCTTACCCTTCTTAAACTGCTCATACATATCATTCCTTTTTTTCACAGCTTGGTTTGTAATATCCAATGTTATCTGTTGAAGGCTTGGAACATTTGCAAACACACTTCGCACATCTGATCTTGCTGCTAGTGCTTTACCTTCATAAGCCGCTTCTTCTTCTTCATATGTCTTTCTTTTATCCTCTCTCTCCTTCTCTATCTTGGTGCGTTCTTTCTGTGCCTCAAAACTTTTCTTTGCTGTCTCAGTTTGCTTGGTCTTTGTATCCACGATAGCATCAGTAAACTGCTTACCTATAGCACCCCAATCTACTGTTCTCTTGTAGCTTCTAGGATTTGTGTTGTCTGTCTTTGCCATTATAAAATATTATTAATTCTATGAATATAATCCCTTTGCTTTCAAAAGCTCTGTATCTGCTTTTTGTTGCTCTATATCCATAAGAGCTTCTTGATTTTTAATATCTGAAAACCCTGATATGCCACTTGCTACTGATCCTAAAGCACCTTGGAAAGCACTCATAGCTGCTTCTCTTGCTGCCATCTGTTCTTGTCTTTGTCTAGCCGACTCAGCTAAATCAATGTCAGCTAATTGTAGGTTTCTAGCTTTCTTTTCAGCTATCACATCCTTCTCAATATCAAGTAGTTGCTGTTCTTCTTTAGCTGCTATATTAGCTTCTCTTTCAGTTTGAGCTTGAGCAAGTTGTCCTGCTACTGCAGCAAGACCTCTTGGATCGGCCGCTTGTGCTGCTGATAATATTGCTTCCGATTGTAAATCTGAACGTCTACGTAAATTTTCTGTAGCTAAAGTAGGAATGGTACGAGCCTCACTCTCAATAATACCAATGTTCTTTTTTGCTTCAGCCATTGACTTCTCAGCAGCAACGGCTGCTTGTTTGGCTAATTTGTTTTGTTGAAAACCTTGAATGATTCCTGCTCCTGCCGTTACCCCTCCTATCACTGCTGTTGTTACTGCTGCCATATTATAATGCTTTTATCATTTCTGAATTGTACTCATCCCCTTGCGTATATCCCAACTCCTCATATGTTTTTATTAATGCTTTGTGTTTAATTAGAGCATAAGAATATTTGAAGCCTGTGTTCTTGCATACATTTGTTATGGTATCTATTAATAACATTAAAGCCTCTTTTCTTTTTACTCTATCTTTATACTCCTTGTTTGAGATTATCCAATCCACCCAAGCTACTTTAGAGTTGGTGGCGTACATAAACCCTGCACAAACAGGAATCTTTCCATCTAATACCATCATTCCTCCTGTGCCATCGTTAGGTAAAAAATCACGCTTAGGCGGAACCCAACCCCAATCTTTCCACCATTTCTCAAGCACTGTATCATAATGATGATGTTCGAGTGGTATTATATTTAATTGCATTTACACACAAAGATAAGAAATTTTAAGGATAACTTTTCATTATCTCGGTCTCTACTGCAAACAATTCTGTAGCGGTTGTACTTTCATTGGTTAAAGTAAACTCACAATAGTGACCTAATATACCATGTGACTCAGCTACTAAGTTTTTGATATACAAAAAGAAAGCAGGATTTGCAGGCAATGGTTGAGCGTTTGTAGAGTTGGTATTTATAACCACATCATTAATACCACCACTTAAATTTATATTAATAGCAGTAACCTGCCCTACATATACAGGTGCACTATGAGTTGGAGGTGGACCCGGAGCTACAAGAGGAGCATAATAAAAATAATCACCTATACTTAAAATGCTTCCGATGTTTGTAGTAAGAGCAAATGAGATAGTAGCTGATCCTGCCGCAGGAACACCTGCCTGAATATTACTACTATTTCCTATACCATTAAGTGAACGCAGATCATACTCACTAGCTGCCGCAGGAGCTACATAAGGTGATGATACATTTCTAATATATGCATACCATGAGCCTTCTTTCTTTTCAAAGAATGTACTATCTATGTTTGCACCACTCTGAATATCAGTGCTTAACGCAGTTTTCCACGCATCATCTGATTCAAGGTTAATTGTTTTAAATAACTTATTCTCCAATGGCTTTGCATTAAACACAGAAGTAATTGAAGAAGCAACGTATGTTCCGTAGTATGTGTTTCTAGCTGCATTAACATTATGTCTATATAAATTACCTTGCTTAAAAGTATATAGATAGTTATTCATTCCTATGATCTTATCAGGAATGTATGAATAAAAAGAAGGAAACCCCCCTGCACTCTCACTGTATGTTAATGTATATTCTTGTGACATATCTTAATATTTACCTCGTCTTGTTGATGGAGAACTCTTTGTTGAGCCGCCTTTGCCTGCCCATAAATGTTTACACGCCCAATACCTTGCAGTTAGCTTTGACTTAGCTGTACCACATTTATGTCGTGCCCTAAAACTTTTTCTTGCAGCAGATGAATAGTTGTGCCCATATCCCTTAGCACCAAAGTGAATAAGTTTCTCTTTGCCACCTTCACAGGCTTTAACCATCTTCTTCTTTCCTCGCTTGTATGATGGTCTAACTTTATTGCAAGCCATCTTTGATTTATCTGCTTTCATCCTCTTGTTACTTTACCTGCTTTGGTATTAGCCACAAACTGTCTCTTCCTACCAAATCTTTTTTTCTTTTTAGCTGTCGCTGCCCTTTCAGACTTGCTCATGCTCTTTGCTTTATTCAAAGGTAAGCATCTGTCAGGATTTTTTTTATCCTTACTTGTGCCACACGCTCCAAGTATTGAACCATCAGTTCCTATACGAACCCACTTCTCATCTCTCCATTTCTTTAACTCACCCACGTTTAGTTTTTTTAGTTGGCTTCATGCTCTTTAGCATCTTATCAATTCTTGCTGCTTGACCTTTGTGCATAGCAGACGCTTTTTTCAATTCACTTGAAATTTTTTGTAGTTTTTTCTTATCCATTTTTTTTGTTTTATTGTTTATCTTTTTTTGCGTAATTAGGGTCTTTACAATATTTACTCGCAGCCATATTTGCATATGCTGAAGGGTATCTATCAAAAGTTCTTTTTGCCCATGCTGTTCCTGCAGGACATATCTTGTTATTGTTTTTTGTTCTTCCTTTTTTTGCCATTATATTTTAATTTAACAAGCTCCTGTGCTTATTACAACACTATTGCTATCTATTTGTATCCATCTGCCTGCAGCACTACCATCATCCCAATGATAGTATCCTGCACCTTTAAATGATGCTAAAGGAAACTGTCCGTTAACATCTGTAAATATCCAATCATATAAGTTCGGATTACCTGCCGTTCCTGTTACAGGAGCATTATAATAAGTTGTTGGTGTAGCCAAGGCACAAGCAGCAACTGAAGTGGCTGACACATCTGTAGTAGATGAGAAACCTGTTAGTGCTGTAGGGCAAGTAGCTGCTATAGACCAAGCAGGTGGCGTACCACATGGAGATGTTATCTCAATGTCTAAGTTTGCAGTAAGACTTGTTTTAGGCACTACCATTACACAAGCTCCCGGAACGCCTACTGTCATTTGCATCTGACCTGCAACTACTGTCTTAACAACAGTGCTTCCTGTAGCTGAAAAGACACCACCTGAATAACTATATTCAGTTAACGTATAAGGACTTCCTGCTACAATACCACAGTCTGCTGCTGCATCACCTACAAACGTAGGCAGTCCTGCAGTACCTGCTTTATATCCAAAGTTTGCTGTACTAAAAGCATTGTATATTGCTCCATCAAAAGTAGCTTGTAATGCACTAGGAACTGCTGCTCCTGTAGGAGTGAAAGTTATGATCACTGCTCCCGTTCCTGTGCCTACATTAAAAGCTACATTGTAAACACCTTGTGTTCCTGTTCCTGCAATAGGAGTTGTACAAGCACCCACACAGCTTGGGCAAGTTAGCGGTGCTCCCAATGAGCAAGAGGTTTGTTGACGATATATAATACCATCTGAATATACTCCATCTGTAGCACATACTGTTAGTGCTGCATCTGTATATACTGCGGTTGCTCCCTCTAGGGTTGGTGCATCAATATAATATGTTCCAAAAGCTGCCATTCTTTATTTTTTTATGGTGTACAAGCTACATCTATTGTTTGTGTTGGACGAGTAGTTGTTGTGCTAATTACTTCAAAACATCTATCTCCTAGTCCTCTTAATTTATAATGTGTTCCAATAACTAATGCTACTGCTGATTGTGCAAAGTATTCTTCTTCAGCATCGGCTGAGTTTCTAACTAGATACCAATTATGTGTACAGTTACAACACACATCCAATACCACTGATGCGTCAAAGCATAATCCCCATTGATAAATATCTCTATAGTCATATATGAGATATAAATATGTTTCTGTACCTGCAGGCATTGTAAAGTTAGCAGAGTATTGTTGAGGTGCTCTTGTAGTGACAAGTGGCAATGCTTGAGTAGATGCAGCAATCATAGTAGTCATATCAGCTAAAGAGCCTCCATCATATAAAGTATTGCTTCTTAAAAATCTAAACTTGCTATTATTAGTATCAAATGCAAAATTATCAAATCCTTGCTTACTACTAATCATAGTAACTGTACTTCCATCAGTAGGAATAATCCCGTCTCCTTGGTTTCCTTTTAATCTTGTGTACTCGCTAACTATTGGCGTAGCCGATCCTGATTTAAAAATCATACCTGAAGAAGTAGTTCTAGAGGTATATGTTCCTGCTGTATATCTAAACTGATTGTGAATAGACTCATTAGCATTTACATTTGATGTAAGAACTATTCTTACTATCTCCATTTCTTTTGGAGTAGGACAAGGAATTGTTAATGATATAGAAGCATTTTCTTCTGCTGCTGTAATTGTTATACTTGCAGTATTTACATTCACAACGTCTTTAGAAAAAGTAAGCGTTCCTGACCCTGAAACTTCTCCTGTTGATGAGGTTGCTGAATTGTATGTCACAGATATATCTGCCACTCCGGCAATATTATATGACAATACTACATCGCCTACATTACCTGAAACATCTATACAAAAAGTGTAAGGTGCACCTACTTGAACAAATATTTGTTTTTCTTTTCCACAAGGAACACACTCTTCAACTGTAGGTAGAAGTGTATTATTAGATGATAATACAAACTCATTCATGTAAGGATCGTATCCTCCTAACTTTTGTGTATTAAAAGAAGTATTGAACAGGTCTCTAAACCAACTTCGCATACCTGCTTCAGATATTACAATTAAGTTTTCATTAGGTCCTGATGTTCCTCTTAACTGTAATACTGCTCCACGCTTGGCATCAGTAAAGTATTTATCGTATCCATACACTGCAAAGCTCTCAGGGTTATGGCTTATACCATACTCTTCAGGTCTTGCTATTTGCTGACCTAACACTTCAGGTACTGAGGTTACTGCTCCACCTCCTACTGCATCACTTAGCAAGTTCTTTCCTACTTGTACAAAAGATATTCTATCTTCTTGTAAAACAAGCAAGTCTGTTTTCCTTGCGTGCAATATTTCTATTGATCCATACGTATCTTCTAAAGCCTTATAGTTAGCTAAACCAAGATTAAACTCATTAAGTTTATTTACATTACTTACATCGTTTACTATACCACTATATGTAATGTCTGCAAATCTATCAGCTTCTTTATAGTCTTGTGCTGCTACTGCAGTAACTCTATTACCAAGAGCAAATGATTTACCTATAAGCGAATCTTCAATCTTATAACTTTCAACCCCATTACCAAAAGCAAAACAGTTAAAGAAGTCAAGATAAGCTACCCCTGCTGTGGTTGCATCTTGATTCACATTGTTAGGTTCAGCAGGGTTGGTAGTTAAATGAAAGCCATTAGCATCAACAGGATAAGACAATGCTCCTTCATAGAATATATCAGGTGAAGTATCCTTAGCCTCAGTCTCAAATACAAATACGTTTTCGTTTCTAAATACTTTTATATGACAATTTATAATAGAATGCTTATCGTTGTTGATTGCTCCACAAGCAGGAGTCCCACTTGTAAGTCCTAGATATAAAACATTATTTGTGTTTAATCTATAAAATTGATATTTGTTTTTTGAATTTTGAGGAACAAGAGTAACAGAAGGAACACCTCCTCCTGACGGACCGGGATTCGTGCTGTCAAATAAATTATCATTACAAGTTTCAGAGTTAGGATCAAAATCACACACCCCTGTAGTTACATCTACATTGTCTCCAATCCACCAATCATACATATTGGCATAGGTATTTCCTGCAACAAATGTTTTATTAAAATAGTAACTGTCTTTACCGCAAGAGTTACCTGTTCCATTTCTAATAAACTCAATATCCACCTCTATCTTACTGCCTGCAGGTATATCAAAATCAACATAATTAGTTCCGGCAGCATCAAGCTGATTTACTACGTATAACATTGAAGGCTCTTGACCGCTAGACGTAGCTGTTGAGGTGTTTAGCCCTAAATCAATAATTGAATTAGAATCAAATACTGCACTAAAATTATTAGGATTCATCTTAACATACACCCCTGCAGTAGATAAAGGTCCTGATCCACTTGAAGACTCTAAAAAGTTTTCAGGCTGTGCTTGTTTATCTAATACGGTTGTAAACACACAAGTATTAACAGCCCCATTGCTATCTGTTTTTACTTTTAATTTATCTCCAACAGCAACTTTGTTTGCGTTCTCTCCTTCAACTAAAAACCATACATAATTACTATTTGGATCTTTCACAAAAAATGCAGAAAAAATAGTTTCATAAGTATCTTTGTCTTGTTTTAATACCCACTTATATCTCTTTGCCCACGCAGGAGCAAGCATAGTAGGATCAAGAGTAACCTTTATTTGATTTTGTAAATCTGAATTATCACAAGGAACATGAACAGTATTTGTGTTATCACTTACTAATGCAGTAGTAGCTCTGTTAAATTCATCCATATATACAATGCCCACCTCATAGTCTCTATCGCTATGTAGGCTTCTAGCATTTGTGGTATCATTCCAAGAAGCATTAACAGTGAGTATTTTATAAAGCTCTATTGTTGTTAAACCTGCTGAGTCCACAAAGTTTGCAGCTAGTAATTTTACTACAAAATTATTGGATCCTGATGCTCCTACTTGCCACATTCCTTCCGGAGTTGTTATACTAAACCCTGTTAATCCTGTGGTGCTTTTAGAATATGTTGTTAAAGTGCTTGGCAAAACACACCTCATATTATCAGTAAAAGAAGTTCCATTACAAGCATTACTTATAGGAGTAAGGACATCCCCTGTTACGCCTATAGCATTTTTAAATTCAATACTGTTTATCATTGCTTGTACTGAAGTATAGTTTTGCTGTAAAGTAAATGCAAATGAAATTTCTTTATTTGTAGTTTGTGCCCCAAGAGAAGTTCCTACAAAACTATCATGAGTAAACTCCAAAGAAAAACTGAATACAGTTCCCTCTGTTAAGGCTAACCCTGATAAATCTAAGGTCGCTACATTATTCCCTGATGGTGTTCCAAAAGGATATGCCTGAGTAGATAATGTTACACTTGTATTTGGAATAGATACAAAGTCTATGGCTTCGGTGTGAAGCTCTGTAAGATAATCAAGTCGCAAATCATTTCCGTTCTTGTCTATTAAATTATATCCATCTATATAATTTCCATACATCAAACGATTACCCATTATACTTTGTGCTTTTGCAAATCTAGGCACGTTATCATATAATCTTAATATCTCTGATGAAGGTAATACTGTATATATACGACTGTTATCAAACTCAAATGTTCTATCAATATTATCAGCTATTACTTGAGCCCCATTCTCAAACTTCTCAATCTTTTCAATAACACGAATGGTTGTGTTGTCTGCTTCTTTAAATAGTAAATCAATTCCTTTAACCAACGGACCTCCTGTGTTGTAAGTAACGGTTGCTGTGTTAAAAAGATTTAACATACCTAAATTAAGAAAGTTAGAAAAAGATAATCCAAAAGCTCTACTTGAAAAAGCCACATCTGAAAATTGTGAGGTAGCACTATATTCATTGTCTTCATATCTATATCTATATGCAAAGCAAATAAATCTTCTCTCTAAAAAATTATCTTGAGATCCTGAATTAAACAAAGTAAAAGTAGGAGAAGCTACAGGTGGTGCTTTGATAACCAATATGTCTTCAGCTAAAGTAGGATCATCTATTCCTGTTGGACCTGAGGGTGTAGGTGTAGGATAGCTTTTAGTAACATTTATTTTTCTAGGAGGATTTAGGTCATCCGTAAAAAATAACATATCATCTATTAAGTCTACTCCTGTAATAAGATACTTTGAATTAAAGTTTAAGGTGGTGTTTACTCCGCCTCCATCATTAATACTTATCACATGATAGGTAACAACATTTGTTTGTATGTTGAAAGAAAGAATTAAATCTAACTTACCTGTAGATGCTCCTGATGTGTTAAAGTCAGAATCAGTTACAAACCAATATAAAGTTTCATTTACACCATCCTCATAAGCTCCTATACATCTTGCTGATGTACTAAGCTCATAGCCATTAAAAGATATAAGAGCAGGTGTAGCAAGTAAATTTCCTTTTGAGTTTTCTACTGAGCCAATCTCTGTCTCTTCAGTAGAACCAAGACGAACATTCATTGCATCAATGTATTCGCCATCACGCACAAGTCTCTCATCGACAGCCTTGTTCATTCTACCTTTTATAAAATTCCTTTTTAAATTAGGCATATTACTTTATCCATTTATCTCTTCCTCGTAGATTCATTAAGAGTCTACCCGGATGTATATTACTGATTCTGATTTTAGCATTACGCAGTAAAGCTGATTTGTTTTTCTGTGCTCTACGCACTATATACTCTTGTGCTCCAACCTTACTATTTAAAATAGCATATTGAATATAGGCATAAATAAAATCTTCAAACAATTTGTTAACTGTAATGTTTGCATCTACTCCACCTTCCATACCATCAGAAACATATTCCAATATACAAGTTTCTCCTGACATTTCCGAACTAAAGTTAATAACTCCTGCTTTGTTGTCAATTCTAAATGTAGGATTATTGTTAGCGGTCTCAGTATTCAATCCATATCTAGCACCGATATTGTAATCAAAATACCAATTACCATCACAGCAATAACCTTCTCTTCCGTCATAAGGACTTAACTTGTTAAGATAGATACTTTTCTTTGATCCTGTTATTCTATCAAAGTCAAGCTCTGAATATTGAGGAGATAGTGCATTGCCATTTACATCAAACAATATATTACAATCATTGTCTTGTAGGTATGCTTTTGCTCCATTTATTTGAATGTTTTCTGTCATTGGTCTTAGAACACCATCTTTATATAAAGATATTCTTACCCAATTAACATAATCTGAAGGAAGAACAAACCTTACTAAATCACATACTGTAAGCTCTAATGTTTTAATTTCTTTAAACGCATCATAGTTTAATTCTTGTATTGCTCTTTTAGCATGGAATAAAATCTTATATCTTTCTTCGTTGTTTATTAGTTCGTGGTTGCCACTATACATTAACATAAAGTTGTTAACAACATCTTCTAAACTAATGTATTGGTATGAACCCCAATTAGTATTTGTAGGAGCTACTCCTGCATTTTCATAGTATTGATACTGAGTTAAATATGCCATTGTTATCTACTTTCTTCTTGAATGTTTTGTGTTTCTTCTGTTTTACCAAATTGATAAACTTCAGTTTCTCTTATAGATATACCTGCGTATTCTAATATCTTTGCTACCAAGTATGGCTCGTCAGATAAAGGTAATTCAAAATCTTGAAAGTCAGGTTGTGTAGAATCAAATACAGGTGTTCCGCTTGCAAGAACTACATAGGTCCACTTAGGATCTTTAGGATACCTAAAGTATTGACAGTTAACTTGACCAAAAGCGTTAATAGTAGTGGGATATGCAGTTATAACATCTCCTTCTAAAGTATATGCAGGAAATGTTTCATTGGGTGCAGTAAGCAAAGAATTATTAAGCATTGTTATTTTAGTATGCGTTACCTTTTCCATTTCCTTTAACTTAGTACCATTATTAAATAGAACTTTATTAATAAGATAGTAATCACTACCCGTAGTAGCGGCAGTAGGAGCTCTAAAGTTACTAGCAGCAATATAGGTTAAGTTATCACTAACTGAAAAAGATTCAATTACTTCTGCTAATCCTTTCTTTATATCAGCATAGCCTGTCCCTGATCTTCTTGCGTTTTCTTTGTTGATTTGAAAATTGTACGTGTAAAAATAATCTTCAAACAAATCTAACTGTGCTTGTTTAGCAAATAGATTAAAGTCCGAAGGAGAAATATATCCATAGTTATTTTTATTTATAATGGATAGTACAGTGTTTCTGATCGAGTTTATCATTTGTGATCTTTTTACAAAGATAAGTAAAAAAAAAAGAGGCTCTACTTTTTGAGAACCTCTTAATTGTTTTTGAAAAGTTTAATAATTAAGCAAAAGATAAACTTGTTACTTCTACAGGATTTCCTGCTGCATTATTAATCGTAGATAAATCTAACTCAAAAGATGGGTTTTGCCAAGATAGTCTTAATGCAGTTATCATTGCATCTTCAACAGCATCTCTAATTTCTTCATTATTAGCAGCCATAGTATCATGGTTGATTTCAATCTTCTTTCCTGAAGAGTAAATTATTTCTACTTTTGTTGTTGATGCTTGCTCAACAATTACAGCTTCACTGATTCCGGCAAGTTGTCTTTGCTCGTTCTTAACTAAAATACTTAAATACTTTTGCATGATAAAAAAATTTATGCGTTATATGAGAATATTCTCCACACAAAGATACATAAAAAAATCTAGTCTTCTAGATGGCTTTCAAGCATCTTTAATGCATCAATACCATCATCACTTTGTAAGTATGAAGTAACTACATAGTAAGGATCTTCGTTATAAGGAATAGTCAACATTCTCTTTTTATTTGATGATGTATTAAAATAAACATCTTTTTGTTTATTTCTAAATCCAAGCAATCCTTTTTCAAAGAATATAGCTACCTTAGCTTGAAGGTCTAACTCAGGATCCGATAATACTTCTAAAAAGTTTTCAGGTTCATTACGTGCATATATAAGCACATCTCTTTTTAATTCTGCTGTTGAAACTTTAGATACGTCAACATTAAACAATATGCGTGACACATTCTCTAATTGTTCTAAAGTAAGTTGTCTTGCTTTAATTAAAGCATCTACTTCTGCATTTAATTCTTCCACCACTTCTTTAGCATCTCTTTCTTTGTCCACCTCCTCAAATACAATATCTCTTTGCGGATGATAGTATAAGAATTGTTGAAGAACAGGATTGTTTGCAGGAACTGTTAAAAAACCATCTTCAAAAATGATTGGCTCAATTATAAAGTTTCCATCCTGCTCATCCTCGAAAGGACTCTTTTGGTTAGATGAATATCTTAAAGGTCTGTTTATGTTTTTGTCTTTATCGAAATAAAGTAATGGTGCTCTCCTTGTATGTCTTGTAGGAAGTAAATAAGATAAAGGAGCTGCTTTTTGTTTTAACCTATACTGTTTTGCAGTAGGTGCTTGTTTTTTTGTTTTCATTTGATTTGATTTAAAATTTATAATAAAAAAAGGGAGGGAATTAACCCTCCCCTTATATGTGTTCTTAGTCTTTGAATAAGAAGAAGTTGTTCGCTCCAAGCGTACAAACTGCTCTTTCAGATAAGAAGTTTACTTGCATAAAGTCATCGTCAGAAGTTCTTGCTCCTCCTGCTGAACCTGTAACCCAAGATTTGTATCGTCTGTCTTCTGTTTCAGAAGCTCTGTAACGTACATGAAGGAAAGGACGTTTTGCATTCTTTCCAAGGATTTGGTCATATACAGAAGTTGAACCTGCAGGAACTAATAGTCCATTGATTCCTACGCCTGCTCCTGTGATACCACCTCTCATTGTTGGATCATTTAAGTATTTCCAATCTGTTTTGTAGAAGTCATATCCTCTTCTGAATCCTGAGAATCCTAAGTTAAGAGCCATCTCCTCATCGTTATCAAATAGTCCGTAAGACGTACCACCTGCTCCGTAAGAGTTTTGAGCTGCTAACATATCATCCATATCAAAACTAAACTGACGATTCAAGAAGATAACATTTTCTTCAATAGAACCTTGCTTGTCTAATCTTTGGATAACTGCATCAAAGTCAGCTAATGCTACAGGGTTTCCTCCACCCCATACATTACCTCTGTTCTCTACAACATGGAAGATACCTTCAGATCCTATAAATCCTTGTGCTAAAGCACCTGATAATGCTGCAGCAGGAACTGCTTCAATCATTGCTGTTTCTAGGTAATCCTCAAAACGTAGTCTTGTTTCATGTTCAGACTTTAAATACCAAAGGTATCCTGTGCCTCCATCTTCAGTTGAAATTTCAATCCATCCGATTTGAGCCATATCAGAACCTGATACTTTATAAGTATCTTTGATAATGATAGGATTGTTAGCAAAGATAAAGTCATCACCTTCAAGGCTTCCTGACATTCCTGCTGTTCCTTTCTTAAATTCAGAACCATATATAAATAGAGTGTAATCAGCATTACCAATTCCTGTACCTGCTACTGCTAAACCTGCTCCTTCATAAAAATGTAAGGTAGCTTGTTTGTTAGCTAAGTCAGTTGCTGTAACTACTGCTTTGTTACTTGCACCCCCTGCATTTGGAACTAACATAACTGTTTGTCCAACTCTAAGAGCTATACCATTTGTAGCGTTGAAAGGAGTACCTGCTGTTGTTCCGTTTGGAGCTACTAAGCCTGCAGGGACAGCATCGTCATTAATTTGTATATCCATACTATTTAATCCGGTACCTGCGGCTGCCGCTCCTACTTTAGTATATTTTATGTGTAATCGTCCTTGCTCTGCCCATTTTATTTGGTCTGAGTTTGTAGGCATCTCTGCTCCTACCATTCTAAGGAAAGATGCGATTGTTCTATTACCATATCTTTCAAATTCTTTTTCATAAGTATCAGGTAGATACTGATTCATGAAATCAAAATCGGTAATGTAGTTTGTTGATGTTGGGACCTGTTGTGCACTTGGTTGTAAGTCAAATCCCGGTGTTGCTAAAACTGCCATTTTTTTTAATTTTTAAATTGTTTTTATTTTCTTTTTATACTTCTAATTTTAAGCCCTCGTCCTGAATCAGGATTCATAGCTTTAATTTGTAATCCCCCTTTGTTAACAGTCTCAGGTGCTTTACGTGTTGTCATGTTGACATTCTTTTGTTTACGCATCACTCCGTCTACCGCTTCTGATTTACCTTGCTCATAAAAGAACTTAGCAAACCTCTCAGGGTTCATAGCTATAGATAATGCCCGGTGGTATCCTGCTGCATCCTTCATTAGTCCATTTTCATCCAAGTATTTATTTACAAAATTCATTGGAGTCATCTGTGCCTTCTTCAGTTCTGCTGCATCTGCAGGAGAGTAAGTAACGCTTCGGTCATCTAACTTGAACTCAAAACCTTTGAACTCATTGTCAAACACTTCATCTGTCTTCTTTACGAACCACTCGCTCTTACGCTTGTTCTCCTCTTCATACGACTTTGCATTGTCTACATATTGCTTGTACTCTTCTAGTTGTTTCTTGGCTTCATCAGACATTCCAACCGTACTTGACTCAAGGGGTTGTTTATACATTTCCTTCCGCTCATTGAAAAACTTCTTAGCCTTTGCAATTTCTTTTTTCTTTGCTAGCTTCATTTTCTTGATGTCCTTCTCGTCATCAATGTCTTCGTCATACGAAAACTCATCTACCATATCTTCTACATCTTCTCGGTCTAAACCTTCTTCTGTAGCCATATAGTATTCAGCTAACAAATGGTCGCTTTCCATTGAATCAAAGTCTCGTTGTAACTTAACATAATCTTCAATGCCACGACCTGTATCTTTTTTGTACTTAAAGTAAGCGGCTACATCTTCAGGTAATTCTTCTGATGTCTCACGCTCTGTCATCAACTCATCAAATGAATTGATTTTCTTTCCGTACCTATTCTCAATATATGAAAGAACGTCATCATCCGTTAAGGATGCTTTTTCTTTTGTTTCCTCTTTCGATTCCACTTGTGGAATTTCCTCTACAGGAGTTTCCGTTTTTTCTTGCACTTCAACTGAAGAATCTTCAAGTTGTTCTTCGTGCTTTTCAAGTAATTCTTTTTCTACTTCTTGAGTGCTTTTTTCGCCACTCCCTTCTATTGCTTTTACTTTTATTTCCATTTAATTAAATTTTACTACAAAGTTAAACAAAAAAAACACAACTTAATTAAGCTACCTTGGAGAAAATTCTGCAAGGTCAAATCCATCTAAACTATCTTCATTAGATTCAAAGGTTTGAGGAGGTAAATTATTCTTCCTTTGATTGATCAATTTAGACTGTTGATTGTTCTGTTGTGTTATCCTGTCAGACTTAGCCACCTCTCTTTGTGTTTCTCTTTCCTGTAAAGCAGCTTCACTCATTCCCCTTAGCTCTTGATTGTAAGCAAACTCTTCAGCCATTAACTCACGTTTAAGTTGTGCTTCAGCTTGCATCTTCTGTACCTCAAACTGTATTTCAGCTTCTTTTATTTGAATCTTAGATTGTGTTTCAGCCTGAATCTTTTCTTGTGCAGCTTGAGCAGCCATTTGCTGCACTTGCATTTGTTGTTGTGCTTGCATCTGCTGTGCCTGCATAGCCATAAAGTCATCGTGCTCTTGCTTCTGCTTTCTTTTAACCTTTAATAGTTGAGTAGCAAGTTTTATGTTTTTAACTTCTCTAATGTCAATAGCATCCTCAAGGTTAATATCTTTTTGAGACAATGCCATCTGAATGTTTTGCTCAAGCATAGCTTTCTCTTCTTCATCAGGACTAACCTCTATAAAAATACCAAAGTCATATATGTAAAGATCTTTTATATCTTCAAGTCTCGCTACATTGTACTTGCCTATTTGATTTGCAAACTCATCAGCAAAGTCGGCATACTCTAATATATCTGCTACTCTATATGTAAGTCCTTCAGCTAAAGTTCTCATCATATATAAGCTGCTGTTTAGGATATGTCTTGTTGCTGTATTAGAACTTAAAGCTGCAAGTTTTTGTAAACCAACTAATGAATTAGGATTAGGTGATGAACCATCTCTTGCTTCATTAAGTCCTGTCACATCTCTAATCATATTTAAGTAATGGTTGTAGTTATTAACCAACATATTTAATTTACCTGCTCCTGAGTTACTGTTTAATTCTTGAATAGGAACTCTTGCATTATTAAACTCACCATCTTGAGTATAACTTCTACCAATAACACTACCTGTTTGGAAATACAATCTTAATGCATCTTCAGGATTGTAAGCATTACCTGTTCCAAGATCTACCTCATTCAATCCATCAGCATCTATAAATACACCATCAGGTACTACTCTTGATAATACTTGTTGAATTTTTAAATGTGTTATTTGAATCAAGTCAGCAAACGGAATCATTCTTCTTACAAGCGATTCAATATTGCCTTTATACATTCTTGGTGCTACAGCAATGTAATTGGGTAGAGCGTGTTGAGTTGCAGACTTAGGTCGAACCATATTCTTTGAAAGCTCCCACTTTAATAATATATTAGTTCCCATCACCATTACTCCTTCATACCACACATCAATAGTTTTCTCTATCTTTTCAAACCTACCCTCTTCCATCATTTCTGCAGGCGGGTTGAAGCTATCATCTTTCTCAATTACTTTACTTCCCCCTCCTTCAAAGTATTTCTTTTTATATACAGTCTTCTGAGTTGTCTTATAATTAAAGTATAATAAAGTACAAGTATCTTTATAGAATAAACTATTCTCATAGAACTGAGCAACATTATAATAATTATACCAATTTTGACTATACTTACTTATTTCTTCTAAGTCTTCATTGGTTAGGTCTTGATCAATTTTTAAAAGCTCTGTTATAGGAAGTGTTTTAATCTCACCCCAATAGAAACAATCTTTAAAGTGAGGGTCCTCGGTATAGCTATATACTACATTAGCCGGATCTACATAAGATACTTTAACCCCTGCTCCCGGTAAGAACTCATGCTTTGCCATAGATACACCTAATACCATTTGGTCATAGTCACATCTTTTTCTTAAATCTTGATAGTGATTTGCTTCAAGTAAGGTATTGATAGCTTCTTCTTCAGCTATCTCTATTGCAGGCTTGTAGTTAACCTGCATAAATAAACTAAGCTCCTCATCTGTTTTTGGTAGTTCTTCTTCAGGCATAATAAAAGGATCTACTCCTGACTCCTCTTTAACTAGGCTTAGTAAATCTCTAGCATTCATTTGAGATTCTACCATCTCCTGATACTTACTTCTTTTAGCTTGAGACACAGCATCTTGTGCGTAGGCATTAACTTTAAATAGTCTATCCGACATACCATTAACAACTATATCTACAAACTTAGGGAGTATAGGAACGGGAGTCCAATCAAGATTCAAATAAGATAAGTCACCATCAACAGCTATTTCATTTTTATATTTAGCTATTGACTGTTCACCTCTAGCATACAACCTTAGCCTATTAAAGTTTGCAAACTGATTATAAAATCTACATTGGTTTCCATCTTTTCTAAACCACTCATACTGAATGGCTTGACCGATTTGCAATCCATATTGATCGGTTGCTTTTTCCGCATCAGACACAAACTGATTTGGAAATCCTGCTGAGGATATATTTATCTTAACGTCTTTCATCTATCTTATTAATTCGCTTGTTGTTCCCTTGTTATTATACCTTGCAAAGTTAATGCTTATTTTTGACTCTTTTTTCTGAGGCTGATATAAGTGTTTTTGAATAGCCATTACAGCTAGTCCTGAGCTTATTGTCGCATCATACCTTGTTCTGTTATTTATATCAAATCTTGCCCAATCTTCCAATGTCCTTGTGAATATCATTGATCCCATTTCATCACTATCTCTATATGTTCCTTCCATATCTATTCCTACATATTTTTCAATGTAAGACTCAATAGCTGCTGCGTGAGACTGTTTTACATCTTCAGAGGTGTTAGGTATCCCTCCGAGTTCTCTTTCGGTCTTAGAGAGCTTCGTATAAACTTTATCAGGTCTATTCATAGAGAATCCTCGATAACCTCTATTCTTAAAATGATAAAGTATTCTTGGTTTATTGTTTTCTGCAAGTATTGGCATACCATAAAAAACACAAGCCATCAAGACTTCTTCAAAGAATATCTCAGCAGTTTGGGGTCGTGCAACATACTGTAAAAAAAACTCATTACTTGGAGCATTGTCCATATTGAATTTAGTTACACCATGTAACGCACCATTAGATCCACCACCACCTACTACTCCTGATATATCATACGAGTCACAACCAAACGCCCCTAAATGTTCGTTGGCAGGATATTTAATTCCATTCTTAACAATGATTCTATTTTGTAACGCTTTCTCAGGTGTCCAACTTACAAGGAACCTGCCTCTCTTATCAGGACTAAATACTACCTTAGTATCTTTCTCTCCGTTCAACCAATGAAATGATCCTCTTGTTGTATGATGATCTTGTATCAAAGAATCATTATAGTCTATCTGTTGATATATCTTAGTAAGATTAAATAAAGAAGATTTACTTTCATCTCTAAAGGCATGAGACTCTGTTCTAGGAAACTGTCTATAAAATTCATTAAGTGCATCAGGATCACTTTTTAAAGATGTTACCTCGTTCTCCCAATAGTTTACTGCACCAAAGTCAATCATCTCATCATCCACTCCTCTTATAGCTGTCTTAGGTGTTCTAAATACAGGATGTCCATATCTGTCTATAAAGCCTTCCATATTCCACTCCATAGGAATAAACAAAGAATACATACCACTCTTTGTCATACCATTAGAGTTTCTTTTTAAGACATTAGAATCTTCATATAGTTTTTTGAAAGTACCACCCCCTTTACTTAAAGCATTTGATGTAGATCCCATCATACACTTTCCAATTATCTTACTACCTAACCTTAAACAAGTTTTAGTTACCCTCCAATTATTTAATATATTGTTAGGCTTTAGCCATTTACCACTCTCATCATGTACAAGTAATAATAGCTTCTCACCATCATAAGAGTTGTCATCAGTGTTCTTCCAATCTATTGTAGTATCAAGCCCTTGAATCTCCTCGTTGTCTACATCATACATATTCTTTTTTGTAATCTTAGAGGCAGGAACCCTGTAGGCTAATTCAGTCTTTGGTTTGTCCATACCATCTTGAATAGGTTTAAAAAAGAAAGGCAAGTGATGAGATATAGGAACTACCTTATCTGTAAACATCTTCTTTGCATCTGCTCCCGTTTTAGACAAGATACCTACTCTTGAATCTCTTGCAATAGTTGCTGTATTGACAGCTTCTGCTGAACCCATGAATGAAAACCCTGAACGTCTTATCTTTAAATATATCATTCCAAAGCATCTCTTGTCAGCCTTGCACGCCTCCCAATAAATAAAGAATATTCTATTGGCTTCTCTGTAGTCAGGGTATCCTACGTCAATCTTGGTCCACTGTAAATACATATAGTGTGATCCGGTAATATAAGTAGGCATTCCATTATTTTTAAACCAATAACCATCGTCCCTGCTATCAAACTCTTTTTCAATGTAGTCTACCCATTTGTCTTTAAATTCTCTTGGCATTTCATTCCATTGAAATATAGAATTGATTCTACTTAAACTACGATCATAATCTTTTCTTTCCCAATACTGTTCGCTTGTTTTTTTACTTCTTGAATATACTTTGCTAGGAATAGAAGGCAGGGCTATGTATAAACCACTAATACAAATAACTTCACCAATAGTGCCGTTTTTAGAAATAATAACTACATCATAATCCTTATTATATCCATAGTCCCATTTCTTTAGCTTGTTGTAACGAGCTATTTTTTTAGCAGGGATATAATCCTTTACTACTCTGTATAAGCTATTTTGATCTTCGCTCTGCAAATCCTTGTTTTGTGTCTGTTCGTTTTGTTCCTTTACTCTCGTATTCTAATCTTTCTTTCTCTTCATCTATACGCTTTAATATATCAAACGCATCTATGATGGCTAGTTTCTTTGTAGCCGCAGCATTCTTTAATCTATCTGCAGCAAGCTCATCTTCAGGGTCAGGCTTTATTATTTCTTCTTGAGCAACTTTTATTAATTCTTTAACTGCTTTTTTTCCTGCCTCTATTATTTTTAGTTTGAGTTGATTTGATTCCATTGTTTTCATTTAATATTTTTTGTATCTGTCTTATAAAAGCATTTCTCTCTTCAAGACGTATCATAGCAATCTCTTTAATATATGATTCTCTTTCTTCATGCCATGTCTCACGTTCTCTTGTAGACCTTTCAGATATTTCCTCAATCTTTCTGAGCAACCAACGCTCACGTGTAATAGCATATAGAACCCATATACCTAACACTCCATACTGTGTTAATATCTCAAACGTATCCATTCTATACTATAAATGTAATGTTATTTGTAAACATCCTATATAAAATCTCATCATCTACTCTAAACTCATATTCGCTTTCAGGTTGAAATGAAATCTCATCTCCTTCTTTTACGCCTAACTTTATTAACTCTTCATTAATATATTTCACTGTTCCTATTAAAGGCTCATACTCACCCGGCTTATCTATAAAACTTTTCTTTACTGCAGATGGTTTTATAAAACAATTCCTTCCATGAGCTTTCCACTTGCCATTCTTTTTATACATATAGAACTGTTCATCTTCAATAAAAAATAAATTATCCTTAAAAAAACTTCTACCACTTTGTCTTCTGCCTTTCATGTCGTTATAAAATTTAAAGACATTGTGATGAACAAGTAGAACATCTCCTTTCTCTATCTCTCCTTTATAATTTAAAGGAACAGATATTACTTCAGCTTCTCTATTAGAAAACTTAAAGTCTTCTTCAGAGGTGCTAGTAATAAACTCTAGCCCTCCAATCTCTTTGGTATTATTATACCTCTTTCCTTTTATAGGACGAACTATAAATCTATCAGGTGATCGCATTTGATTTTATTTATTTATAAAAATAGTAGTTGTAACACCGCTAACAAGCCCTAATCCAAACCAAAATAACTTTCGATCATAGAACTTCTTTTCGTCTTTTATTATTACATTACTTAATCCTGTTGTTCTGATGTATGGATTAGAGTGCTCTACATTTACAACAGGTAATGGTTTTTTAAAAAATCCTTGCGATTTCATGCCAATACTAACATTGGTTTGATTGAATATGTTTAAACTATCTAATACCACTCCCAAAGGCTTGATATGCCCACCTATATTAAAAAACTCTTTTGATATTTTAAATTGTTTAGGAGTAGTTAAATCTGCAATGTGCTGATTAGTATCTATATAGACTGTGTCATGTTGTGTAACAAGACTGTCCTTAACAAAAGGAACGAATATACTATCTAGCTTTGTAACAGTCCTAACTCTTACTTGACTTCGTACATTCTTTAAATCAACATAGGCTATCAATCCATTGTTGATAGCCTGTTTTTGTGTTAATATCACTTGCTCTTGTTGAGCAATTAACTTACCGTTATTATCTTGTATAAGTTTAAACTCCTGTTCGTGTAGTTGAAATTTCTGTATTTCTTTTTCGTAGTCTTTGAGTTTGTTATAGTTTTTTATTGCAGAACATCCGCTCATGCACAACAAGATAATTAATATCGCTATTATTATATTGCGTATAGTAAGTATGTCATCTTTATTTTTCTCCATCTTTAGGTAGAGCAATTAAGGAATCTTTAGATCGTAAGAACAACAAAGATACTGCTAACCATCCACTCATCTCAGTGCTGTCTGCTTTCTCTGTGTAAATCATTACTAGGCAAAATGCCATGATTAACAACCCAATAATAGTTGTTACATAATTTGATACTATTCGTGTTTTCATAATTAAAAGTTTATGTTATACTCTATTGATACGGGAACATCAGAAGTAAACTCTTTCCATAAAACTACTTCTTTGTCCTTTATTATCCAAATTTTAAACGAGTGTTTAGCCCTATCTAGTTGTATTAAATGAATACGGTAAGATCCGTTAAGCACTTCCTGCCCTACAAGATAGTGCATGGCTCCCGACTTATAGTCAGGACCAACTGAAATCTTTCTAATATCCATTACTGTTTTACCATTAGCACTCCTGCTCCAAGTGTGGGATTAGTTGCATCTGTTTGATAAATTTCTCCGGTTACTAATCCTGCCGCTCCTGCTGCAGCATCATCTCTATATGCAGAAAGGGTATTAAATTTTATAGGAATATTTCCATTTAGTAGATTTTTTGCATTAGTTGTTATAAATCCTGTAGCTCCTGTCAATGTAATTCCATTAGCCGCACTGTTCCCTGCCGTCAACACTTCAGATAAAGTATTATCGCCAACTGTTTCCCAAGCTAATACATTGCCCGGTGATGATTTGCGAAGATATTGACCTGCACTACCTGTAGCCGTAGATCCATCTTGAATATCAGTAGGTACTACTAATGGAGTGGTAACTGAAGTAGTGCCCGTAACTGTAGCTCCTGATATGGCTGTAGTTGAAGTTAAGTTAGTACAGCTTATATCACCTGTTAACACTATGTTATTAGTCGCTGTATTGCCTGCTGTTAAAACTTCGGATAAAGTATCCGCAGGTGTTAAAGCGTTTATAGATCCTATAGTGAATGTTTTTGTTGCATCATTATCATTAACATCTGTTCCTATTAACAAGTCTCCATCTGCAGGTGTTACAGTAGGATATGATGCAGTATTACTTATCTTTGACATTGGTTTCTTTTTTAGTCACCGTACCTGTTTGTAAATTAATAACAGAGTCGGCTCCATATTTATCAATAAATTTTTTCTCCTCTGAACTAAACATAGCTTTGAGTCCATCAAGCTCGGTTAACATTGAATGCCTTTTGATCTCAAGATCACCTAAAGCTATTTTTAATTTATTAAACGAGTTGTTTAATTGTTGAAGTCGTTCAAGTTCTTCCTTATTTAATTTCATTGTATTATCTTTTTACAAAGATAACGAAATTAAATTATAATAAATCACTTTCTAAAAGAAGGGTATATGTAAAGCTATTTCCGTACAATCTTGCTGAAGTGTTGCATAATGCAATAAAGTCATTGTACTGATATATAGATTGAAAGACTTGACAGCCTGCACTGTATTTATCTACTGTGTCTTTCTCATGGTAAGGATGTGAACGGTGAATGTTTATTCCAAACATACCCCATTCTTTTGTAGCATCATCATAGTTAAGTATTTGATCTTTATTATCATCACGATATACTTCTACGTTAGCTAGTCTCTGACACAACGCTTCGTAGCGTGTGCTTCCATGACCATCAAGTTTATATGTGCTTCTATACTGATTAGGAACAAGTAGTGCTGTTCCTTTCTTATTCATGGGATGTTTTAACCAATACAGTCCGGCATCCGTAGTAATGGTAAACTCATCAATCACCCACTTGTCATGTTTCTTATATATAACAAGCATATAGTCATCAAAACTATTAGCTACTTGATTAGGACTTCGTACTCCTATAATATTTAAGTTGTAATTTCCTTTGGTAAAGAATGCGTATTTCTTTGCTGCAAATACTTCTTGTATTTTGTTTAAAGTAATTTGATCTACTAGAGTCATATTTTATTTAAGTTGGTAAAGCCTTTCTTCCATTTTGTCAAGACGAGACTTAATTTCTGTTATCTCATCTTTTATATATTGCATATCCGCATTTATTTTTAAAACAGCTTCTCTTACAATTTCATTATTCTCATTCTTAGGAAGTTCTTTTGCTTCTTCAATTTGACCATTAAGATGAAACCATATACCTGTTACTGCTGCTACTGTAGTTATAAGTGAAATAAGATTAGCAGGAGTAAAAGTTATTTTAGTTTTTTCTGATAGATTCATGACATAAAAAGTTGTCTATTAATTCATTGTCACAAATATACAAAAAAAAGATTTATAACATATTTTACGGAGTCCATTCAGGAGTGTTTATTAACTCATAACATTCTGCATGAGTCATTATTGAGATAGGCTTAATAGTTCCGTCTTCAATAAAAGTAGGAGTCTCATCCCATTTTAATATAAATTGTAATCCATCTAATGATTTTCTAATAGTATCGGCAGAAGTTTGTCCTACCTGTGAAAAGTCTACAAACTGAACGTCCTCTATATGGACATTAGCATAAGTAAGTTTGTTGAAATATTTTAACATATCTATGGTACTGAAGTTACAATATCGGTATCTAACATATTTATCATAGTGCCATTATTACTACCTACTTGGTCAACAATAGTAGGAAAGGCTCCGGTCCCTGTTGGATCCCCATTACGCCACCAATGTATTAATCCACTAATACCACTTGTACTTAAATCAGTTGGAGTTCCTAAATTATAAATAGCATCAACTTCAGTTTGACTTAACTCAGTTGTCCAAATTGATACCTCATCAATTTCACCCTCAAATTTAAAAAAAGTAAAATCAGTTCTTCTACCTATATTAAAACTTGAAGCAGGAGATGCTTTAAGACTTGTTGGACCATTATATGTTGTTTGAACATATTGAGTCCCATCTAAATATAATATAACTCTTTCTTTCGCAGTATTACTAGCATTATATGTAACAGCAACATGATGCCATGCTCCTGTAGTGGTAACTATATCTGTTCTTCTATATGAAATGTTTGAGCCACAATATACATCCCATCTATTTGTAGATGGTTTGCAAAATAACATAAACTGTCGGTCATCAGCAGTTGATGCTGACCATTGTGACATTACATAATTGTCATTTGCATCATCAATATAAACCCACACAGACCAACTTGCAGTAGTGGCTCCATCCAATCCACTTACATCCCCACAATCAATGTAGGTATCAATCCCATCAAAAGCACAGGAATAAAGATTGCTGAACTCACCTCCACCTCCACCTGCTCCGGCTTGTCCGCCACAGGTGTTAATTCCTATCATATTTGCTAGTCCGCCTCCTACCATAGGGCAACAATGTCAGTAGCTGTAGTATTTGCACCTTTCACTCTTTTTACCTGTACAGGTAAAAACTGTCCTGCAACAATTCCTTTGAATAACACAGTGTCACCATCTACAGTGATCAGCTCTATATCTCCTGCTCCGCCTGCAAATAAAACACATCCGTTACTTGGATTGTCAATTTGAGAATATATAACATAGTCTTTAGTGTTTCCAATTCCTGTGGCTACTGATAAAACAGTATCACTATCTACTGCTGTTACTGTAGTTACTGCAGGAGTAGTTGTATCATATACAATGTCTCCAACTTTTATATTGTCATTAAGGAATGTAGCACTCGAATCAGTTAGCTTGTTCGCGGTTGCTGCAGTTGTTTGACCACTTGCTGCGGTTGCTGCAGGATTTGGGATGTCAATATTATCATCTTTTACTACTGCTAATGCTCTACGGGCTTGTAATTTTTGGTATGCCATTTTTTATTTTTTATATGGGATTATTCTGTTTAAGGTATCACGCCTTTTACCACAACCACAGTCTTCAATTCCGGCAGCCTTAGTTACTTTCTCGACAACTTTTTTTATACCTGTCTTAGTAGTAAACTTCTCTACTGAATCTCCGAAACCTCTTGACTTGTTCTTGTGCATAGTTATTTTCTTTTACATCCAAAGTTATTAGCAAAGTTTGCCATCTTAACAACAGAGCCTTTATACCTATCTTTGTTTTTTAAAACAGAAGAAGCAGCACTGCATACAGATTTGCCGGGCATATTTTTTTCTGCCCACTTGGTGAACTTCCCTTCATTAGCTTCTTTAATTTTAATAAATTTAGTTCTACCTTTCTTAGCCATTACTTTTTAATTAAACCTGATATATGTTTTCCTACATAGTTAACGCACTCAGGATGATCATGTCTGTATGACATCTTTGAATCAGAACCAAATTTGTGGTCATAAGTTTTTTTCTCCATTGCTTCACTCTCATGTCTTCTTGACTTTAATGATTGCTTATGAGGTCCTTTATGCTTTGCACCTAATGACTCATCTAATCTTGCGTTGTATCCTTGCTTTTTCATAATATTAATATTTAGTTTCCATGCCGTAGCCGGGGTTGTTTTTAATTTTGCCTCCCATGTTTTTAGCAAACTCTGATGCTTGTGCTTTGCCTACTGCATTGTAAGCAAATTTTTTTGTTTTCATTTTTCCTGTATCAGGACATTTGTATGTAACTGTTGGCATAATAATTTATTTTATACTCACAAAGATAATGATAAAAATTAATATGTAAAATCATTACACCATATCGGTGTCTTTTCTCCTACATATGCTGAGTGAGTGTTGTAATAAAAAGCATCTAATGCTTCTTCATCACTCAAGTCTTCTTCCATTAATATGTCTATGCATTTACGTATTGAATATATTAATCGCATACTGTGATCGTCAATCCCTATGATGGCTTTATCAAACCCGTCTGCTTTTAATATCTCCTCGTCAGGATATGCTTCTACTATGATGTCCAATAATGTTTCTTCCATTTAACTTCTGTATTTTGTTTTCTTTTCATCCCTATCGTTAAAATATTGGGGTGTGGGAATATACCATAGCATTTATCCTCTCTCTATTGAGAAAGGATATAAATGCGTGTATTTGGTTTAAAAGCTTGATTACCTTTTGTCTTTATATGTATAGTGTATTCTCCCGTCAGGCAACACTTTCTTTTTAAGTTTTCCTGATCTCATAGCACCTCCATATTGTTTCATTTTTTCAAGCTCTCCTTTTCTTAAATGTTTAACTTTTCCCGAACTATATGTAATCTTTGTATGAAATTCCGGATTTCCTGAATATTTTTTAGTTTTCTTTTTCTTCTTAGGCGGATCTCCCGGCCCTCCTTTTTTACCGTTACTTTTCTTATCCATTGTGGATGCTGCTAGTGGTGTCTTGAGGTCTCTACCTCTCACCATTTTTTGACTTTTTAATGTTGCCATCGTTTCTTTTTTTTAATTGTACAATTAGTTAACTTTGTAAGCAAAGATAATAAAATTTAATTTAATGCATGATAACGACTACCTCAAGTATTGGAGAGTAATTAAGTATTACTACCTCCGTAAGCATGACATGAAAGCAGCAGACCTTGATATGCTTTTATTCCTCAAGTCAGAAAAGTATTTTACTAAAAAGAAGTTTGATGAGTTTAACCAACTTGTCTCATGGAATAAGAAACGCTTTACATATCTCCTTGCTAATGGTTGGCTAGAAGTATTCTCTAAAAGACCAAGAAAACATGAGACAATATACAAGCTAACCTACAAGTCACAGAAATTACTCACTGATATATATAACAAACTGAGTGGTGCTGAACTGTCAGTTGATCCCCAAACTAATCCCCTCTTCAAAAAGAATGTGCGATATACCGATAAGACATATCGCAATATGATCATAAAGATGAATGAGTTTAGACGACTACGACAACGTCCCTCTCAAGAATAATAGTAACAGGCTTGTCATCAATAAGCATTGAATGACCTGCCCTCTTGTCATAGTATATCACATCACCCTCATTTATGTCATGAACCTCAGTGCCCGGTTTTATTACCTCGCCCTTTTTGTATCTAAACAAATTTACATCCTCGGCTGATAACAATAGTCCCGAGTCTGTTTTCATCTCCTCATCAATCCCCTTTACGATAATGTATTTATTAATTGGTTTCATAACTGCGTGCCATTGTGATTATTGCATTTGTACTTAGTATGGTTGTAGCTACTGACATTGCATTGATCAGTGCGTTCTTTGTAACCTTTGTCGGATCAACTACCCCCATCTCAATTAAGTTTCCATTTTGTTCTTTTTTCACATCATACCCATGATTGACAGGAGGCAGGTGCTTGTATATCTTCTTTACATCTTTTCCTGCATTAGCTAGGATCTGCGTAGCAGGTGCTGTTAATGCCTGAGCCATTATCTGATATGCTACATTTTTATTCTTATCATTTGAATGTTTGTTCTTGTAGTAGTCAGCGTAGTGTAATAATGAAACGCCACCTCCCGGTAATATACCATCTTCAAGTGCAGAGCGTACTGCACATACAGCGTCATCAACTCTATCATACAACTCTTTTTGTTGTATGTCAGTATCGCCTCCAACGTGGATAACACCTATGCCGCCCGTAAGGGTGGCAATTCTCGACAGCACAAATTCCTTGTCTTGTTTCTTCTCTGTGATGGCGTGAGCATCCCATAGCTCATTCACTCTCTTCTGTACATCCTCAGTAGTACGATTGTCATCCTTGATGATAACCGATGAGTTCCTACCCACTATCACTCTTGATGCATAACCCAAGTCACCAAAGTTAATTAAACTCAGATCATCGCCTGTCTTCTCTGAGAAATATTTCCCCCCTACAGCCACAGCAATATCACTCATCAGCTCATGCTGCTTGTATCCAAAGTTAGGTGGCTGTATTACACATATCTTTAAATTGTTCTTCATCACATTGGCAGCTAGTGTATTAATCACGTTCTGTGAACAAGGTGCAATGATCAATAACTTCTTCCCGTCTGATATGATTGGTTTCAATACCGCCTCAATCTGTAAGACATTACTTATCTCAGCATCTGATGTTAAGATCCTAACATCATCAAATATACACTCATCCTTTTTGTGATTGTTGATAAACAACTCAGATGAATATCCTCTATCTACTTTTAAACCATTCGTGCTCTCATAGTAAGTGTCAGCACTCTGTGATTTCTCAACCGTTACTATGCCATCCTTACCCACTTCACTATATGTCTTTGCTATCAACTCACCTATAAAACTATCATTGTTCGCTGATAGAGTAGCTACATCTTGTAACTTTTTAGTGCTCAACTCTTGTGAGTCTTTCTGCAGGGACTCAACAATATAATCTTTCGTTCTGTTCAATTCCCTTAATACCTCAGTTCTATTGTGATCATCACTCATAAACTTATCACCTGCCTTCACAATAGCCTCAGTTAAAACTATAGCTGTAGTCGTTCCATCTCCTGCAACACTTGCGGTCTTATCCGCAGCTTGCTTCATCATCTTGACCGCTAAGTTCTCCACCGGATCCATTAGATCAACAGCCTTAGCTACAGTAACACCATCTTTAGTAACTGTTATACTTGAGGTGTGCTGTGGCGATTCAATAAGCACAGTATTACCCCTAGGTCCTAGTGTACTCTTTACTGCTTCTGAAATTTTAGTGATACCACTCTTTAACTTATTACGCCCTATCTCTCCAAAGTTTAGATCTTTAGGAGAGTATCCTTGTTGTTGATTCATATTGTATTAAATTTAATTTACACAAA